AAAGTTACCCGTGATTTTGCCCGTAGTTTGAATGGTGATTTCACCGGTATTGACCTGCACACCACGGTAGATAAACACCTGGCCAACATCTTCATAGACTTTAACCAAGGTCAGCGATTTACGGATACCTCCACCAAAGCTTAACGAATTTGCGGCCCAGTTATTGAAGGCCAGCACACTCAGGAATAAATCAAAGGTACCAAGTGATAATTCAAATTCCAGCTGGCCAGTGACTTCAGCTTCAGTAACCGAAGCACCCTGACGGAAACGTGAATCAACCACCTCATTGCTTTGTTCGGTAGATACGTTTTCTGATAATCCATCCGATACACGGCGAACGGTGTACCACACCGGATTTGCTGGTGTGGTACCGAGCACTGCCTCTTCACAAGCATATAACCGGATTTTTGCGCCTGAACTCATTTATTGTTCTCCAAAATTTAGGCATTAAAAAACCCGCTGATTAAGCGGGCTATTAAAGTGATTCGTTTGTCTGTTCTTCTTTGATCTCAGGCGGTTCCACACCATCCATCGCAGCAGCTACGGCCTGAGCCAGATTGGTTGGCTGGAACTCAACCGGTGTTTCAGAAACAAGCTCATCCAGATCATTGAGTAAGTTCTCTGGGATGGGCTCTTCATGCAAACGGATATCGATCCAGCGGCCGGCAGGAATATCGAGAGGATTGTCCAGATCAGCTACGACTGCAGCAATTTCAAAATCAAACTTGCGCTTGTAGGTTTTAATCGAGATATCGCCGTTCTCTAATGTTTCATAGAGTACCGCGACGACTGTATTACCATTGGTATCTTTAGGAATCTCGATGTACCAGCCTTCCTGTGCCAATCCCAAGGATCCTTTAAGCAGATAGTCACCAGTCCCTACACGCTCAAATGTGATTGGCTGTTCCTTCGCATCTTCATTCAGCTCAATCGAGTTGGCATAGAGCTTTACAATTGGTGAGGCTGCCTTAATGAAACCATTACCATCTACTGCGGTATTAGCAGCGCTAAGTACTTTGAAATAGCGCTGAACTGTGTCACTGCCGCTATTAATGGTTAAATTTCCAACATACATATCATGTCGGACATTCATTGGATAACAAATAGCAAAGGCATTTGCTGGACTTGTACTGAATGTACTTGCTGCAAATGTACCTGCGGGAAGCCCATGTGCTGCAGCGTTATCACCCGTTACACGTCGGCACAAGTTTGTCACTTCACTTGCGCTTAAAGGTGGTGTTGAGAGTACCTGAGGATTACTATCCCCAATCCCGAAGTCACCCACCTTTAAGACTCGGCCTATAGTTGCATCATTTCTTGAGGCCGTTAAGGTACCTTGTGCTGCATTACCCAATCCGGTCACCTGCGTCCAGTCAGGCGTCAGATTTGGAATGCCTGAGGCAAAAGGCAGCATAAATTGTAACTTACCAGGTGCGGCATTATAGGGAAATGGTCGATGCTCCCAGTTAAATTTAAAGATAAGATTGGCCATTACGCTGTCACTCCATCAATTACCTGAAACGTCAGAGTTTCAGAATGTTGGGTTACACCACCGACCACGGCCTTAAGATCCATCTGGACCAGTCCCAGTGGCCATGCTGCAGTACTTGCGCCAGACTTCACATTCAACCAGCCTTTCTGTGTAGTCTGGTTTAATGCAGCACAGGTTAAAGTTGCCACGGCAGCACCGGTATCCAAAGCCTTAACCTGAGATGTAAAAACATAACCGGTCAGGTTAATCGCACGGCGCACATCATCAGGCGGAAATTGCAGAGTCTCATCCATATCGACGAGCTGCAAATTCAGATTGAAGGTGTCACCGCGCTTAAAAACAAAATTGCTCATAAGTGATTCCTGTAGACATAAAAAAACCACCGATGAGGTGGTAAGGGATAAAAAATATTCAAACTGGTTTAATTGATTTTATAGCCGATCGTTACGTTGTACTGGATGAAATCACTATCCTTGCCTGCATTGATTGCTTGTCCCTGCAGACATTCCAGATGCTCAATATTGAAATACTCGAAATGAGCGAGTAATGCATCACTGAGTTCGGTAATCGCCTTCTCTCCAGTATGGAGTCGATCGAAGCATTGAATCATGATATTGCCGGTTCGCCGGGTGCAAGGCTTGTCAGCAATACCCGAAATAAAGCTTAATCCACCCGCAATCGTTAAACGGCACCACAAGCCAGTTTCAGGCGCTTTAAATTCTGGTGCATTGGGGTACTGGATTCGCGCTTGATCGATACCAGTGAAGCCCTGCATGCGAGCAATAAAGGCTTGTCTCGCCTGCTCTAATGTCATTGCCATGTTAGCCACCGTATTTTTGGGAAATAAAGTTAAATGTGGTGCTATAGATGCCCTGAGGTGCCTGATCTGACCAGCCATTTTCCAGACGTTCAGCATACGGCTGATTGTTCTGGATATAGACCAGATTTCCCAGCTTGATTTTAACTGCCTGAATTGCAGCATCCTGATTGGCATTTACCTCAGGTTCACGAACACCCATATCAGCAGAACCGATAGAAACAATGTGTGAAGCACGATATGCACCAGTGTCAACTGGACTTGAAACAACCAAGGATTGAACGGTATCTATAACGATATTTTTTACATGTGCTTCTGAATCGCCGACAACCTGCACGGCGAAATCAGTAGGCTTTTTGCCCTTCCAAGTCATTTTTCACCTATAAAAAAACCACCGTTTGGTGGTTTAGTCATTAGACTGAGACGAGGTCGATTTTCCAATCACCCCCAAATCTCTCATTTAAATAATCAGTTATCAATGGATTAAATTTTTCCATTGAGCTATCCGGCAACATAAATGCATTATTTCCAGTTGTTAATCCGAATCGAGTAATCCCATTCAAAGCATCATTTGAAGAAGTAGTATTTGAGAGAAAAACTGTAGCCTTGCCATCTTTAATAAACTTTTCAATGCCTTTTAAATTTGGTGCTTTTTCTAAGGGTATAGTGATTTGTATTATGTTGTACTTGCTGCGATTAGAAGACTCAATAATATAATCAACACCTCTTCTCATCCCGTTGCTATAGTTTTGAACAGTTGCATCTGCCTCCTCAAAACTATTTATAACACCATATTTAACCGCTTCATCTCTTGAGCTTGTTGTTGTAAGCCAACCATCTTCGCTAGGAACCAGATAATTATTAGAGTCAGTTAATTTAATGATATACCCCATTACATACTCCTTTTATATTTGTAGTGGGGTTATATCTCACTTTCCATAGTCAAAGCAAATACTTACACCTTCCTCAACTGACATTTCCAGATTGTTTCGGCTGGATCCTGTTGAATATGCATGACTCGAAACCTGCCAAGAGGTGTAAACCACTCATCATCTATTTCCGGTACCATGGTTACTTCATTCTGCAGAACAAACGCCTTTTTATCGGTGGCCAAGACTCCCAACGTCTGGATCTCGTATTGATTGTATGAGCCAAACAAAACACCACGGCCAGAATAGTTCTCTTTAATCGTCTTATGCGTTTCAGTTAGAGGATTCCAATCAGTTTTGATAATCCGCTCACACGAAAAGGATTGAACGGCATCGGCCAGATCTTCATTAAATGCCTCGGCAATGTCTGCCTGCAGCTCGTCACGTAAACCCATATCACGCCCTAAAAATTGGTATGCTAAAACCATTAAAACAGTTGTTTGGATCCTTTAAATCAAGCGATTCAATGTATGCTATGGCAATCTGTTCAAAGCTTGAAAGTGACTCAGAACCATCTTGAAACTCTTTCTCAGACTCTACCGAATCCGCTTTGACCTTTTTCCGTTTCAATAACTGTTCTTTGCCGTTATAGATTGCTTTGGCCAGAATGCCTTTAATAATTTCACAGGCAGCATCTTTTAATAATGGATCTATTGGATCAGGAATAAACCCAATTTGATTTTTCATCCATGTATTCGCCAGGATAACCAGACGTGCTTTATCACTGTCTGGTGCAAAGTCTGGTCCTAAAATTTCATTTGCGTCATCAACAGTGATAAAGCTCATTTGTTTACTCCTTCGGAATTAATTTAAGAAGTTGCGCCTTTGTCGCAGTTGGCTTGTATCCAATGTCTTTACTGGTGAGCAATTCTTTAATTTGATTTTCATCCCAGCTTTCGTAATCAATGGGTTTTGGTACATCGTTTTGAATTTCAGTTGCAGAACCGGCAGTGAGTTCACCAATACGTGCACTCATTGCACCAACATCGTTTTGGAATACTTCATATTCAGCTTTTAATAAAGTAAATTGTTCATTAATAGACTGAACCGATTTTTCAGCATTGGTTAAAGCGTCTTTTAAACGTGAATTTTCAGATGTTAAATCTGATTGATTTCCTGCCGCCTGTTCCAAGATTGAGACTTTTTTTCGTAACTGTGAGTTTTCCTCAGTTGCCTTTTCACACTCTGCGTGAGCATCATCAATCAAAGCCTGTAATTCCGGCGAAATACCGACGGCCAAATTAACCATGGCCGATGATCCGCTTGCACGTTTGTAATGAAGCGGCACATCACCGCCGTATTCATCTGCTGGCTCAACAGAGCTATCATTAGCAGCCAATCGGGCATTACGTAGCACCCACCCTTCACCCTGCAGCTTTTGCACATTTGCTGCCGAAAAATCGTTAGTGAAGTAAAGCTTTTTTAACTTAGATTTCATTTTTCATTTATCCATTAAAAAAGCCCCTTAAAGGGGCTATGACATTATTTAGATTTAACCAGTACACCTGCAGTGTCTTTGATTGAGCTCACGATTAAATCCCAATTGGTTGGAGTACCGATGGCTGCATCATTTGGGGATTTTCCGCCATTTGCTGTATCCCACGCATATCCTTTAATGCCAGCGCCATATGACCATTCGCCTTGATAGGTATATTTGATATTTTCACCACCAGGTGTAGGAACCAAGACCGCATTAAAATCGTTGTTATCTTTGATAACGATTGCTTCTTCAACCAATCCAAGTGAGTTAAAGAAAGTTTGACCAGCATTTTCACCAACCAAAGCTGGTGCATCGGTAACAACAAACACACGACCAAACGAATCTCGTACCACATTAACGCCGTCATAGTTAAATAGACGTTCAGTATTCGCCAGCGCGTTATCGTATAGATTATGAATTGTTGTTGAGTGCAAGATCCATGAACGTAATGCTCCAGATCGGTCACCCATACGACTAGCACCTTTATTGAGTAATCGGAATGTTGGATCTGCAGTTCCATTACCTTCAACAGCATCAGCATTCCCACTAATAGCCGACACTGCACCGAGAATTCCCGCATTGAGCATATCTGCAATTTTGGCTTTACCTAATTGACGACCAATGGTTAAAGCCGCTAATTCAGGGTTTTGCTGAACCCAGCGATATTGCTGTTCTTCATATTCAATAGGTGGTGTACCAGCTGCCACTTTTACTGCTACATCAAGCATTTGCTCTAAACGCTTGGATGCAACAGTGCCGCTGCCATAGGCATTACGACGGCGGACAATCCCCTGAATCGCCTTGAATGAAGCTTTCAAGTCAAAATCACCGCTGAAAGGTTCATTCAATAACACGATTGTACCTTGGGATGCTTCGTTAAACTTCTCAACATCCTGAGCTACTGTTTCAGTCATAGTGACATAAGTCTGTTTGTTAAATACCTGTAAATCAAAAGGCATGGGATATTTCTCCTAAATTAGTTTTGTTCGCCAACATGTTTTAGATAAGCAATTTGTTCAGCTTCAGTTTTACAATCTGCAAGCGATTTGGCACCGCTGCCGCCGCCTTGGCCACCTTTGCCTTGGAACCCGCCACCTGTTGCCTGACTTGGTTTAAGGATTGAATCCTTATATTGATATCCATCAACTAGGCTTGCTAAAGCCTCATCAAAGTCAGCGACTTCACCTGGTCGGACACGTGAAAAGATCTTTTGGCCATCTGGGCCATAAGCAACGACTTTGCCTTCTTCGATTTTGAAGTTTTTCCCGAATTGGGCTTGAATCAGATCGCCAGGTACTGCCAAGTTTTCTTGGATATACTTAGAACGCGCAAAACCACCGCCAATAAGTTCGTTATGCAATTGGGCTTGGTATTCATCACGTTGCTGTACGATCGGTGCGTACTTTTCCTCAACCGCCTTGATCGCTTCAGCTTTCACTTTTTCAACTTCACCAGCATCCACCAGCTTTTTATCGTCAAAGTTCTGAACCGTTTGAAGCGCTCGCTTAGCCGCTGCAGGATCATCAATCCCCTCAAAGGCTTTAAGGGATTTTTCCGCTGCTTCCTTCGCTTCACGATGTGTTTTAGCCTCACCATTTAAACGGGCAATGGTTGCAACCGAGTGTGCAGCATCGTGTGGCATTTCTTTGCCATCGTCATGAATATAGATAGGCTTATCACCTTCTACCTCTGCATAAACTTTACCGTCGATCGTTACTGTTTTAAGTTTCATTGGTCATCCAACCTCAATTAAAAAAATGGGCATCCACCCGGTTACGCCGTTTGCATCCGCATTCGGCAGACATAAAAAAAGCACCCGTAGGTGCTCTGGTTTAAAAATAAATTCAATAAGGATAATTTGCCTTAATACGGTTAAAGTTAAGTCCAAAGATGGCCATGTATCTCGGTATCATCTTGCGAACAAAGGGCACTAAAATTAAATTAGTACTCAGGATGTATTGAGCCTCGCTCATTGTTATTGGTTTCATAAGCCCAACTCCTTAAAGGTTCGATTATCCAGTATTCTAAGCTGGTCCAATGTGTAAAGCTGTCCATCTGGATCGAAGAACTTATCAAAATCAAAATTCCCCTCTTTGTAGAGCTTGTACCGTTTCGGGCCTAACCACTCTTTCTGAAAGAAATCATCTGTTTTCTTAAAAAACTCTTTGAAAGTCGTATTTGCATCAATCTGGCCAATCAACTGATCACGCTCATCTATAGGTATGTCCTTTACTCGACGCTCATCCATCACAAAAGGACGCTCGCCAACTAACTGGCCATCTTTTTCGACAGGTACCAAAATACTCCGGCAGTTTGGGTGAAGTGGCGGTACACGTCTGGCAGGATCGTTAATCTCCCAAACTGAGCCATCAAGCGATGCACAGAGCTTTGATGTTCTCCCATCCAATGTGGCAATAAATCTTTCGTATTTGAAACCAAGCTGGACAAAACTTTCATGGTAGGCCTGATTAGCAACGTGGCTACGTACAGTTCTCACTGTACGCTCAATGTCAGACTTACTGGTATTTAGAATGCCATCCTCATAATTCTGGCGTTTGGTACCACGGATCCGCTGGACAATTTCCTGATTGGTCTTTCCGCTGCTGATCCCATCCCGAATTGCATATTCAACTTTCTGCCGTGCATTTACAGCAATCCTCATCAGCAGATCATCGACCAGTGCACCACCTACCAGTGGCGTTTTCTTGGCTGAAGAATAAAGCTTATTGCCGTTCTGCTTTTTGATCTTGCCGCCGTATAGCCTGGCAGTGTAATTCGCCTCATATACAGCCAAAGCGGCTGCTGATACGGCGAATACTTCAGGAATGGAAGTACTTAAACTGGCGAACCATAGAGATATGAGATCTCGGATCTCTTTCAGGTTGGTTGTAGTGTATTGGCCTCCAGCTAAAGCCACCTTCTCGGCATCATTCAACTCATCCAGTAGATCCCGAAGCTTTGAAAGCATCTGATCTGATTCAGAGTTAAATAAGCTGGTCAATTCATTTACTGATTGAGATGAAGCCCGATATAAATAGGCCTGGTGCTGAGTCAGCACCTCTATCAGATTTTTATGATCATTAGAAGCCATCTAGCCCTCACAACGGTCTGTTATCCCGTTCAGCTTCAATATTGTCGAGTTCATCTTCATATTTCTGTTTAGGGAACATTCCTGTCTGGTTATATTCCCACCAAGATTTAAATGAACTTTTACCCTGCAGTGCAGCTTCATACAACTGACGAGATAGATCCGCGAGATAGCCCTGTTTGCTGAATTCCTGACTGATCTCAAACATCAAATCATCTTCAGTTAAAGCATCCACATTACCCACAACAAACTTTGCTGCCCATCTTAAAGCGGTTGATACCGCCTCGTTCATATTGACAACACAAAGAGAAAGAACCGAATGCTGCACCGCATCATCACTATTGGATTCTGTTGCTGTTTTCTGTGTGGCTGATCCTTTCTCGATTAAACGTGCACCGAGTTCTTTCATCTGCGCCCATTTATCCCTCATAGCCTCACGGGATAAAGTATTCGGATCTGCTTGCACAATACCGATCTTGCCATTTTCAGGCAGTGGTAATAGAACTTTAGCGCCAACATAAACCCCGCGCTTTTTAGCCTCATCAAACCATTGCCAATTAACCCCAGCGGCAAAATACTGTGGCTGCCCCATATAAAAAACGGACTCTTGAAAGTCCGCGCTGTCTCGATAATGAGCTAAATTGAGATTGGCCAATGAAAGTAAAGGTGGCTTGTGGATATCCTCAGAATTATCTACAGCACCAACAAAGGTGAAAGGGATATAGCTCCAGAATTGCCCACTGTAATCCGTTGGATATTTCTTGCTACTACCTACCCACTCACCTTTATCATTCGCTGAAAACACTTGAACCGAATAAATAAATTCACCGCTTTCCTGTGGTTCTAACTGCAGCACTCGATACTGTTCAGTTTCAGTTTTACTAAAACCATCGTTACCACGTACTGATACCGATTCTCTGATCACAACCAAGGAAAGTTTCTTTTGGTTGTCCACCATTACTGAATCCCAATTAATCACATCAATGGAATTCAACAAATGAATCATTGGATAAGCTTTTTGCTTCTTAAATTCCGCCAGATTTTTAGCAGGCATGACATCCGGATAATCCACGTATAAAGCACATCGGTAATGCTTTAAAAGGTGTCGAATTCCCGTTTGGGCCAGTTGATAGGCGCTTAACCCAGCGCCGTTAGCATTACGGCGTAAATGCTCCAGCTCTGGAGGAAATTTGAATTTAGGATCTGTTGCGAAAGCAGCACCGATCAAACTATTCAGCGTAGTACCAGTCACCTCATAAAACACGGCTCTTAACTTATAAGCCTCATAGGCCTGCTGATTGCCTTCTGAGGTATCATGTGCATTCGGCTTAGGCAGATATTTTGCCCCTTTATCCTTTACAGCATCTTCACCTTCACACACATCATCCAGTTTTTGCCAGAACTTTAAGTTTTTAACATACTCGGTATGTTGAAAAGTAACGTCACTCATCGAGCAAATCCCATAGTAGTAAAGAAGGTTTCAAAGCCTTCATGTAATTCATTAAATGCATCAGATGCAGCATCAACCTGATCGTCATGCACGCCGTTCGGGAAGTGGCGCAGTTCATCCAGAAAGTCTTTATTCCAATCGCCTCTCAGCATGCGGACATTCCCAACGTTCACCTGAGCCGCAAATGGCTGAGCCCGTGTGAGCTTGTCGCCTGAAATTGGCTTAGCTAATACGTCATAACCTGCCAATAACTTCACAAAAGAATTGGCTTGTGATTTACCTGCCTGACCAGGATCTTGTGGCACTCTCACTGTGACACCCTTTCCATCAAGGGCAGTGGTCTGCTTAATGCGATTATTGACATTCTCTGGACCGAGCTGACCCTTAGTCACATCAACAATGTAAGTAATACCGTCAGAGCCTAAGGCCTCTCGTACACCTGCAGTAAAGTCGCCTTCATTCTCTGTTGCACCTAAGTCCCAAGCTCGGACCTGTTTCACCACATCTGCAGGTAGAGCATCCACGATCTGGATATTGTCGGGCTTAAAAAAACCGCCTGCAGGCGGTGATGGTAATTGTCGATACTGTCCAGCGAAGACATACGGCGCAGCCAGTTCCATTTGCTTAAGCTTCTGAATGTTATGTTTGGCCGGCCATAATGCAGATCCATCTTCTTGAATGGCCGAAAGACATAAATGGTCCCAAATTTCACCATTACCTCCAGCAACCGGTACGCCGTCTTTACGATCGCCAAGAAGCCAGCCAGCCAAATCATCTTCATGCAATCGCTGCATAATGACGATAATTGGCGTATCAGGTGAGTTAGTACGTGATTCAAGTGTGTTCTGGAACCAGTCAATAACGCCCTCACGGATCGTTTTAGATGAGGCTTCATGGGCTTTATGTGGATCATCAATAATGATGCAGCCACCAAAGCCATTACGCATTTTTCCTGCACCAAAACCAGTAATGGTACCGCCAGTACCAGTGGCATAGCAGACACCACCCTCTGACGTTCGCCAGAAGTCTTTAGCCTTACTATCATCACGTAACGTTAAATCGGGAAAAACTTTTAGATAAGATTCTTCTTGTACAAGGCTGCGGATCTGAAAAGCATTATTGGCAGCAAGCATTGCTGAATAACTGATATGAATAAACTCAGAATCTGGCTTTTTACCAAAGCTCCAAGCCATAAAGTTAATCACGGCAATTTCAGTTTTAGAATATCGGGGTGGAACGTTAATAATTAATCGTTTGGTTTCCCCTCGATAGACTTTCATCAAGGCTTCACAGATTTCTAAGTGGTGCCAGTTTTGCATCCACTTATATCCACGGCGCTCTTTAAACATGTACCTGGTGAAAAAATATAGATCTTCCTGCGCCTCGATCTGGATAGCTTGATCACGTGCCGGATCAGTACTCATCCAAGACCTCCTTACGGGCTTTTAAATATTCTTCTTTCGTTACTGGAGTATTGGAGTTCACCGTTTGAAGTGGTCCTCCACCTTTTCCAGTAATTTCCTGACGATTAGTAAACTGTCCGCCTAGATCCTTTGCTGCTTGCTCCAGAATCTTTAACTGCAGTTTTACGTTCTTCGTCTTTTCGAGTTGTTTCTGATATTGCTTTAAACGGTAATGTTTATTCGCAATGGGGATATCAATCAAACCCTCATCAAACTTAGATCTTGTTTCATCAAAAAGTTCGACATATTTCTTACTCAGATTACGGCCCGCAACTTTTGTTGGATCGTAGGATGCACATTGCATGCGATCTACATCAAGACCAAACTCTTGTTTTACCAAATCTGCTACTTCCTGAGGTGTATCACGGCACGCAAGAGCTTGAACTATAAAAATTTTCACAGGCTCTTTTAAGGCTGCCATATTCACCTCTTTGTATGACTACGTATAACAAGATGGCCAAAAAAAAGAGCCAAACGGCTCAACTGATAATGCAAGTACCGCAGCACTTGGAAATATTTACATCATTTACAAACGGCGTTTGCTTCGCCACTTCAACAAGTCGCTTCACGTTTTCGTTCGCTCCCCATCGTTTAACGACACCCACAAACTCTTCAACATCATGGCCAGCCAGGTAGTGTTTCGGCAGGCCTGTCATATCGCTATAAATCGGCTCACCATCTTCGGGATCTCGCTCGACTCCAATGTGATAAAGCTCATGTTCGATCAAAGCACAGAAATCCCGATCTGAGGCTTGCTCACAAAAACTGGCATCAATTGTGATGAGATACACCGGCACATAACCGAACCAGTCTCTCATCTGCTGCTCTTGTCGAGCCTTACGCCAGCCGCCTTGGTTAAACATCACCTTTTCGCATTGGCCAAGAACCATACGCTTTTTGGCTACACATGCTGATGATGCCCATGCAAATGCAAGGAACTCTTCACTGTCATGGATAAGCTCAGCAATATGGTCGTGGTCAGGATTATGTAATGGTCCACCAATGGTTAAAAAGTTCTTTACCACCCAATCCATAAGATCTGGTGCAGGTGCAAGGCGTATTGCTTCTTCCTCGTCTGCTTTATCCATCAATTCCGTTGGTGGAAATGGTCTGATCTGGCTCATTAAATCTCTGCCTTTTTATACTTTTAAGCCACTGGTCAGCGTAGCTTGCTTCAATCTGCGTTGGTCCTGATTCATCAATCTTGTATCGGCTTGATGATTCAACCCTTACAACGGAATAACCCTTCTCCCAAGCCTGGTCATATTTATCCAGGCTCCAAGCTTTATTTGATAATTTACCTTTTCGGCCACTTGACCAAGGACCACCAGAAATCTCAATTAAGATCCGATGCTCTATGAGGTGAAAGTCATAACGCCAATGTTTTGTTGATTTGAACTGGAATAGTTTTTCGTATTTGATATCAAAGATCTGTAAAGCGCGTTCCAGATCTTTAACCGTATCTAAATAGGCTTGTTTCGCTTTCGGCAGCGGTCTGCTTTTAGGTTTGGTTTTGGGTGGAAGCTTTCTTGTAAGTTGGAAATATTTTGAAGTGTCCATAAATCTCACCCATTAAAAAACCCACCGAAGTAGGCCTAAGCATTTAAAACTTATTACTATATTTTTCAAACAACTCTCTATATTTCAACCATTCAGCCTCAATAGGAATGCAAGTAAAGAATTTACCATTAAAAGGTACATAAACCTTAAATTCCCCTACTGTTTTATCCAATGATTTACCTAACTGAGAAAATGCATCAACGGTTTCCCTAAACTCACTTAAATACGTATATTCATCACTAAATTGTCGAAGATAATGTAGTTCTTTGTTACTTTCTATTAAGGTAAATTTTAAAAACTCCTCTACTCTTTTCCCTCTTCCCCTTATGATTGGATAAATTGATTCAAATTTCTCTCTCGAACTTAAATGGGTATAAAAAGCTGAATTAATTTCATGATGCTTACAGAATTCTTTTAATGTTTCTATATCATCATTAAAAAAAATAACATCTTTCTCATCTATGCTTTTTACTTCAAAAAGCTTAACCCCAAAGTTATTTATTTCATCTGCAGTAATCATAAAATTTCCAAATTAATATTTTAATTATTCAATATAGTCAAATTTTATAATTTCAATCTGTAAAACTATAAATTTAAGGCCTTTGGTTGTACAACCTCCTACATGCTTTAACTCTTGTTCGGTTTCCCATATTTCATTATCAATATTGTTAAACATGGTATCTCCAAACAAGTATAAAAAAACCCGCTGTTTAGGCGGGCTTGATTTCTTAAAGTTTAAATCATGAAAGATATGGATATTTTTGTGCTAGATGTTTATTGGCTATTACTGTTGTCTCTGCATAAGGCATTTGTGCACATAGCCAAAACCTGTATGGCTTACCTTCAACAATGTATGTCTGGCGGTTATAGGATGATTGCTTGGAAGCATCAATTTCACTTGCTTCAAAATAGGTCCCTTCTCGGTTAGTCACAACCACACCGTCCAGATCACCACCAATACAAATATTCATCATAATTATCCGTTAAATTATGATTCACAGCTTAACACATAAAGTAAAAAGCCCCGCCAATACTATTTTTGCAGCGGGGTTTTTAATGCCGAATTTACTTTGGCAGAACTATTGTGCTTGCACAGATTAGAGATGCTGCGCGCCAAGCTTACTAACAGACAGAATTTGTAAATCCCACACATCATTTAATTTTAGCTCATTGCTTAAAAATGATTTTATCGACCCAATGTCTATATTCCCATTGGTTTCAACAATAGATGAGTTGATTGAAATACTATCGACCTTCTCGCCAATTTTATAAGCAATCAAATGATAGTTTTGAGGGCCAGACGACAGGTGTATAGAAACGCGTTTTTGCATAATATGCTCGTATAAATTAATGAACCTTAATTATAGCAAATCCTGATACGAAAATGTTGACACACAAAACCATAAGTAATTGTTTTTAAATATAATTTTGATTGCAAGCAATCTAACCCATTTATTCATAAGCATAAAAGAAATGAGGACCAAGTTTTTTATTGTCGTTATTTTCACGGCTATGTAAGAAATACAAATCTGGTTGCAGGGGTGGGACTCGAACCCACGCATGTCAGGTTATGAGCCTGATCTTCTACCCACTGGATGTACCGTGCAAAAACGCAAAAAGCCCATCGAATTGATGAGCTTTTAAACCGGCGGTAGTGAAAACACTTACAACTACAGCACTATACACTAAATTTAACATGTGGCCTGTACAGGGTCAATACCCTATGAAAATCTATTTGCATATTTTTCAACAGCCTGTTGTTCATGTTTCTTTTCAAACAGCGCAGCAAGCTGAACAAGATTTCTGGCTGTAAATAACCTATTCCCATTTACACAAAATGCCTCAAGTTCTCGCAAGTTCTGATCATGTTGTCTTAATTTTTTAGCTAACGCCTTGATAGCCTGTCCAGACAATTGATTAGGGTTTTTAATCTCTCGATATAACCGATCAAAATAATCTTTGAGCTTCTCAGCATTGTGCCAGGTTGCAATCACATCATAATTAACAACAGTTCCCATCAGTACTCGTTTGGTGTCAATTACTTTGGTTTTCCCCATCAAGTACTCTGCCGCAATTTCTTCCTCAGATTTGAAGTCAACAATATAAATAGATCCATTAGCTGAAACTTCGTTGTAGATACGACGGCGCATCCAATAATCTAAAGCACTCTCTTTAAAGTCCTTGATTGCTACCTTTAATTGAAGAAAAGACAGTTTTCCAGAATGATCTAAAATACGCTCAAGGTTCGCTTTTAATTCTGGCAGCTTTTCAAACATATTTTTAATCTGGATATATTGCAGCGCATTATCCCTTAAATGCTGGAACTGACTTGTTTTTTCATCGAATGAAACACCGAAATATCGCTTACCACAATTATGCCCTATGATAATTTCATGCCCATCATTTAAGCTGGCGATATACCCCTTCTGGTGCTTCGTTCCGCAACTCGATATTCCGCATTTCACCTCATCTCTAAAATAGTAATACCCAACCAGATCATTTAGTACCCCTTCAACCGCTTCACCTTTAGGAATCACCTTACGCTCTATAAAATTAGGACGGGCTTCAATTTCTTCGAAACTTGTAATTAAATTAAAATGTTGAGGATTTTCTATCATTATCACCACCGTTGTTTAATCCTTATACAATTAACCGATTTTTGCATAATTTTCAATAGGTTCACTACACAGCTCCTTTCTCGTAGTGAATGAAAGGGTATCTTGAATGAAGTGCTGCTAAACCACACTTAACATCTGACCTAGCTTCGTTAATTGTTCGGGTTCTATTCACCATTTCAGGCCACGATTTTTGATTAAAGTAGCGATCAATAATTGCCTTCATCCAGTCATAGACTGCTTCAGAATTACATCCATCCAAGAAATCAACAATCAGCCTCTGTACGGCTCTAGCCTCATCATCAGTGATAGTGCAAATGGATGATTTTTTCGGCGTTAATTCATTAAAATTTTCATCACAAAGGTAGTGAGCAATTATCTTTTCTCTATCACTCTTTTTAAGTCTTAATTTGGCTCGTTTAATTGCCCCCAGTAAAGGATTTTCAGAAGTTCCATTAATGTGAATGCCTCCACCTTGCCAATAACCAAATTGACGCAACCACTCAGTTAAATCGTATTTGTCCCAATCTACAGCCTGCATGATATGTAGTTTTGCATTCATTAATTAAACCTCTCGTACATCAATATTTAAAACCGTTTTCATTAAATGCTTTTTGTTTCTATAGCTGTCTTTCTTTCTGGTCGCCTCTGATTTCACATCCTCAACAATGTATTGGCCTACGGCGTTGTAATACGTAAAATCAGCAAAATAACGCAATGCTGGCTTTGCCCGGTTTTCCCCTTCAAGTTTTGTTTTTGGTGCCAGCTCAAACTTAGTATGGTGTTGTAACCCAGTAATCTCACCCCGCTGCTGCATAGCCTTGAGCTCGATGTACCGCTTGTACTCTTTTTTGCTGTCAAAGGTCATACCGTCGCATTCGACCTTACTGGCATTGAACTTGTTGCGTTTAGCAGCCTTAGGCTGACGAGACAGCTTAAGAATTTCTTCACGGTACTGGGCGAGGCTCATGCTACTCATCAGGCTGCATTCCCCTTATGCTCATTGCTGATGTTGATCAGGTACTCAGCCCACTTCTTGCGGTTTGCAGGATCTTTAAGCATTGTTTCCAAACGCTTAGCCAGTTGCTCATAGCTTTCGTTGCCTACGGAGTATTTAGCAAAGTCTGGTAAACGGGATAACTTGCTTGCAAAGAAATATCTCTGTTTGTCGGTCAACGTGTTCTTGGATTTTGTTGGTTGCTTCTGGGTCGGTTGAGATGAGTTTTTCAAACGGTCCTGTTTGGCTTTCGCTTCAAGTAACCAGTTTGCAAAGTGGTAAATCATGAGTTCATCACACATGCTCTTTTCCGCATTGAATAATTCAAACGCTCTTAGCTCACGGTTGAACCAAGTTGATTCAATGATTTCGTTTGCATCGATCTCAGGATTTACTTGAGCAATTTCCAAACTCAATTTTTTTGAACAGAGCCAGTGGTTTTTATTTTTAGATTCTATTGGTAGATTCTTTGGGAGATTCTGTGTCCCGTTAACGGCACTGTTCAAAGTCCCGTTATTGGGACTGTTAGGTATCCCATTATTGGAACTGTTCCGTTGTTGGAACTGTTCCACTTTTGGTACTGTTTCCCGGCCATTAATGCCAATCAACTTGTACACCTTAACTTGCTTGGTAATACCTTTGCGTTCACCAGTATCAGCAATCAAACCATCTTGAATCAATTCTGCAATTATTTTTAAAACCGTCTTACGCTCAATCCGAGTATCATTTTCAAGTCTTTTCATGCTTGGATAACAGGTATGGTCTTCTCCTGCTCGATCAGCAAGAGATAAAAGTACAAGACGTTTTAAAGGTAGGCGGCACCCACCTTTTTTTTCTTTGAGCTCAACTCTCCAAGCCCAGTTTGTGGCATCTAAACTCATACATCACCACCTAAAAATTTGAATGCGCTTTTAGCCACGACTGGAACTTGTCCATTTCCAATGGCTTTAAGTCTGTCCACCCGATGGGCCACCCCATCAGCCACTCGACCCAGTTTGGGTTCAACCGACCACCATTTCCCCCTTGTGGAGAAACTGCCGTATTCAGTCGTATTTGACGCCCCTTTGCTTTTCTTTCTTCTAATGTCTCGTTGGTCCATTTGTCTGCATCGGAGGCATTTGGTGTTGGAAAATTCGCAACAGCTCCTGGCAAACCGTTTCTCGGATGAGGGCTGATTTTCCCTCTTTTGTTCCAGTCCGATGCCTTTGGTGTTGGCCACATATTGATGACAGTCTCCAATGAAGGAGATTTTCTGATGAAATCTGCTGGACTGATTCTCGGTTTCGCATCCGATGCTTTGGGAGTAGGCAACAATCCAGAGCCTGTCGCGGATATGGGGCGCTCCAAAGTTAGATGCTGAAAAACGTGTCCAGTGCGCGTCATACCCCATTTGGGCAAGATCACTGATGACTCGGGTAAGTCCTCTGGAAACAAGCATTGGTGAGTTTTCCACCCAGACTTCTCTTGGTCGAACTTCACTGATAATTCGTACCATTTCTGACCAAAGTCCTGAACGTTCCCCATCGATCCCTGCGCCTTTTCCGGCAGATGAGATGTCCTGGCATGGAAATCCTCCAGATATAACGTCAACAATGCCTCGCCATGGTTTTCCGTCAAAAGTTGTAATGTCAGACCAAATTGGGAAAGGCGGGAGAATTCCATCATTTTGTCGTTGCGCCAAAACTTGTGCGGCGTAGGCATCACGTTCAACTGCGCAGACTGTTGTACTTCCCATGAGATACGATCCGAGTATTCCTCCACCAGCGCCTGCGAAAAGAGCCAACTCATTCATGACACCTCCGCTAATACTTGCTCAACAATTGAAAGGCGACGCTTTGCATTCAGCTCTGCAACTGAGGCATGGCGTAATTCAGAATCTGCTGCTGTAACACGTTCGCCATTAATCAAAATGGTCACTCCTTTACTCAGTAGCCCACAAATGTCCTGAACAATGAAGAGCTCATCTGAGTCAAAAGTTCTGTTGATGAACTCAAGTGGTGTTTTAATTACAACCGTATCCCCCACAATGAAATCACTGTTGTGGGTTGATACTTCGTTTGATATATTTGTCATGTTCTTAATCTCTCCAGATTGATGGACACTGACCGCTAAACCTGTTCCCGCAGGAAAGCGGTTTTTTATTATTTAAAGAGAATTCGCATATATTCTGGCGAAGTGAATGCATGCGCTAAATACACTCTTGTTGCCTCTGCCACTTCTGGCGAGCAATACACATCACTAGCCGATACAACCTTTAATTCAAGGCTATTCAATAAAGCTCCTATAAACTCAAGTTCTGTCAAACCATTGTTTTTTTTATCATTTTTTAATCTTGATAGAGTACTTCCATCAACTCCAACCTGTTCCGCGACTTTGCTTTGATTGCTGGCATTAAGGTGGCGCAATATTAAGGCTGCGTTATTGCGGGCCATTTCCGTTAATTCTGGTAATACTTTGCTCATGGTTTTTCCTAAGCTTTTAAGGCTTCGCTATCGGCTTTCAATTTGCCGTCAGTTGTTACTTGCAACACTGCTTGTGTCTTCAATGGAATACCTTTGTTTTCCCACTTCCATAAGGTCACTGTTGAAATGCCTGTTTTTACTGAAAGCTCTTTGCGATTTTTACAATTGTGATAACTCATAAAATCACTGTAATTCATAGTTGCACCAAATTAACTATAGTTAATAAATCAAATTTAACACTTGTTAACCATAGTTTCAATACACCGTATTAACATTAGTTAATGTTTTGGAAATGTTTGTTATGTCTTTACACGAACGTATTAAGCAAAAATTAGATGAGAAAAATCTAAAAGCTGCGGATCTAGCAAGGGCGACAAAGAAGTCTGCCGTATCTGCTAAGAAATGGCTTGACGGGGTTAGTGTTCCTACAGCTGAGAATTTAAAAACAATTGCTAAGTTCCTAGGTGTAACTGATGACTGGCTTTTATTTGGTGGTAAGGAACAACAAACAGTTGATAACAATGTATCGAATAAACCAGCTCGATTAGCCCCTGTATTGTCATGGGTTCAAGCTGGAACATTTACCAATGTTCAAGCAGTAGACATGTCCCAAGTAGAAGAATGGCTACCACTTCCGGAAGAGTGTACTAATTGTTTTTATCTCAAGGTTCAAGGGATTAGCAATCAACCCGATTTCCTTGAAGGTGATTATATTCTGGTTGATCCAGATGTGTATTACAGTGATATGCAATCTGGTGACATGGTTGTAGTAAGAAAATTTGAAGATGCAACTTTCAAAAAATTAGTTATCGAAACAGATGGTTCTCGATATATGCAGGCTCTAAATCCTAACTTTCAACCTAACATTATTCCTTTGGATGAGCATTGCCATTTTGTGGGACAAGTTGTGGATTGCATGCGATATACATATCGAGCAAAAAGAAGAACCAGACCTAATCATAGTTAATTATTAACTAATAGAAGACCCGCCGTGAGCGGGTTTTCTTTTGTGAATTAATAAAACATTAAATTAATGTTAAGCAAATTATTAACCAAAGTTAATTTAATTCTTGACTATAAAATTAACCATAGTTAATATAAATCTCATAGATAGCAAAAAGCCCCGGGATCTTGGCGGAACAACGGGGCTCTTCACTTACATGAGGTCCATTATGGAACAAAATGTTTTAAATCACAACCGCAGCTACATCTCTGGCAAGACTTTGCTTAAAGGATGTGCTTTGGCAGCAATCACAGCCGGTACCTTATCTGGCGCTTATGCGCTGGTAACTAAACCAATTGATATCACCCCTGCCTACAATTATGCAAATACACAGTCCACATATAGCTCAGTAGCAGTTCAAATTAATTCAGATAGTACTGGCCAAGCCGTTGTAAATCTGGATGGCTTCCGTGTGTACACAAGCTTTGATTTTAAATTGGTGCCAGACGACAACGGTCAGCTCGGCAGCAATGATGAGGCTGTATTTATCTATAACCTGGCTGTTGATCGTGTATTAACCCCAAGTGGCGGAAGTTATAAAGACTTCACCAATGCTGATGACATCCGCAACATGATCACAGTGATTACTGCCCATATTGAAAAAAACAAAATGATTCGGGGGTGATCATGAACATTACCAAGTTTACTACCCCATTCCGTGAATACTTGATGAAAGATGATCAAGGCTTCTACCATGTTCGCCTTGGTTCAAAAATCTTTATGGCAAAAATGTCATTGAACTATACGCCTGAATTCGACAATGACTTTTTCGGCGGTGCACAGGAACTAGCATTCGACTGGTATTCAGTTCGTGTAAAGGACAATAAAGATTCTGAACCTCGTCAAATCACCACAGATGAGCTGTCTATACCTTGGGTTAAGCGTGAGTTAAAGCGTGCAATCAACGAACAACGTTCTAAGGAACGTAACGCACGTAACAGCCAAACATCACGTTATAGCGCAAACCAGCGCACCGCTTACCACAACGCACGTTCTAATTAAGGGGATCTGTCATGTCACAACAACAAAATCAGTCTGCTGAATTGGATGTGTTAAACACCATTCAGCAAGAATTAAAAGCACCAAAGAGCAAATTCAACAAATTTGGTAACTTTCATTACCGCAGCCTTGAGGACATTCTTGAGGGCGTTAAACCATACTTAGCACAACACGGTGCAAGTCTGGTCCTTACAGATGAAGTTCAAGAGATCGGATCTGTTGTGGTCCTTACTGCCAAAGCTGTATTTACAGATGCTACTGGTAAACAAACAGTTGTAACTGCCCATGCTGGTGTAGACATCAATAAAAAAGGAATGGATGTTGCTCAAACTTTTGGTGCATCAAGTTCTTATGCTCGTAAATACGCATTGAATGGCTTATTCCTGATCGACGATACACAAGATGCTGATACTGATGCATACCAACAACAAACTGGTGCACAGAGTCAAAATAATCAGCAAAGCCGAGGCCAAAATCAACAAAACGCGAATGGCCAGAACAAACAACGCGGTAATTACCAACAAAACCCAAATATCACGACTCAGCAACAAAATCAGCCTGTTCAAAAATCAATGGGACAGCGTTTTCAGGATGCCCTGGTTGCTGTCAGCAAAGCTAATAATCTTGCAACTTTAGAAAAGGCATTGAGCACGTTTAATGGTACTAATTTTTATGCTGGTATCAGAAAAGCATGCCAGGCACGTGCCGACCAGCAAGGCTGGGAATTACCTATGCCATCGCAAGCCCACAACCAACAAAACAACCAAATGCATCACTAGGATACGGCTATGAATAATATTTTAAATGCCCAAGAGGCTTTCGCTGCCCTACAAAAAGGTAAAACAGTTCTGTGCCGTTACGCTGGTGATGGTGTTCTTCATGCAGATAAAGACTTCAGCACTCTGGACCAAATGCCAGCAACTGTTTTTGGTCTGCCTAATTATGAATTTTGCATTCAATTAGAAATGTTGGAGATGGCCGGTATTAAATTTACTAAGCCATGTACTTTAGACGAATTGGAGAGTGGCCAAGAGATTTATGTCTGCATCTTTCCATGCGCTGAGATTCATAAAACTAGATTTGATAATAGCTCTGATGTACTGAATTTCATTCGTTGTGGTGTAGTCCAGCGTGATGAAGAGAATGCAAAACTGCAGATGAAAGCCTATCACTCATTTTTGGGATTGGATCTGGCATTAACGGTTAATGGTGTTCCTGGCAGTGAGAAAAAATCGAAAAATAAGCGCCCAACTAAAAAGGAAATCGAAGCTCATAAGGATGTCATTCTTGATGCAATTGCTTCCTGTTTATCAGCCGAAGAGATAGCGACTACTTGCCATGGTTTAGAGAAAATTGGTTTTAGTGATGCTCAACTCAATGTAATTGAATTGGCTAAGAATGCAAAACTAGAAAGCTTGGCAGCAGAGAAAGCTGCAGCTGAGAGTGAGGCAGAAAAAATCTTTAACCAAACCACCGTAGATACCACTGGACCAGAGCTATCTGTTTTATGTGAGGCATTCACTGATGATATTGAGAATGCACAAAACGAGGATGAGCTTAAATCTATCCGCATCCGTATCAATATGAACGGCGAGCTATCGGAAGTTGAACATGCCGAGCTGGCTACACGGTTAAATTTAAAGGCTGATACTTTGGCAAAACAAATGGAACCGGCTCAACCAGAACCTGTTACTGCAGCTGCAGTCGCGCATGTAATGAAATCGAATGAAGGTATCCACAACTTTGACCAGGTAAAAAAAGAGACAGCCGAATGGAAGACCCAATTGCAAGAATTACTTGCAAGGCTTCCTGAGACTAAAACTCCAGAAGAAGCGAATGCCCTCGTCCGCTATACAAAGTCATGGACTGAAGAACAGCGCCAGCCTTTATTACGTGCTATCAGTCGTCGCCTGCAGGAATTCCAAAATCCACAACCTAAGGTTGAACCATCATTAATGATGAAGATCCAGACCGCGCCTGATCTAACAATATTGGACGCCCTTGAGATTGATGTCGGCAGCCTAGATCCAGTCATTCAGTCAGACATGATGCGCATCGTTAATACCCGCCGCCTGCAGCTTGAAAATGCGGCCAACGATGAGGGCCAAGCATCGTGAAATTTAACTATTCCACCATTACCCGAACACTCACAGTGTTCGGGGGCAATATGACTCATATTTTCGACAATGTAAATGAGTCAGAAATTCTGGCACACCTAGCAAATGCAAAGTTTAAAGAAGCGACTTGGAGAAAGTAAGATGCAAAAAATCCAATTAAAACCAGAAGAAAAATTGCAGCAATTAATTGAATCAGGAGCAAGCTTAGTGAATTCAATAGACGCAGCAACTATCCTTGGTTATAAGCCAAATACACTTCGAGTTTGGGCAAGCACTGGCAAAGGCGATCTCAAGCCTGTGTTAACAAAGAATGGAGCTAGATGGCGTTTAACAGACATACGTAATCTTATAGGGGCTTAGGCCCCTTTAATACTAATCCTTTAGAATATCAACTAAAGCCTCTCCTTTTAGAACGATAAATTCTTCATATTTATTATTTACTGAACTTATAAAAATATATTTCCCATTGTAATATTTTATAGAAATATTCTCTTTTTCCTTATATTTATTCTGTACGACAGCAATTATAATCTTCTCATTTGCAAGCCTATCAAATGTTGTTACTCTTGTGTACACATTAGTTACTGTGGATAAAATATATAATAACGACCCAAAAAATAAAAAAGAATAAAACAACATCCCCTTTAACTCTTTAATTTTAAAGAACTCATCATAATATTGATCAAATCTTTTTAATTCAAATTTCACCTGTTCACGAGTTAAACCTCTAAAAAAATATAAATATCTAAGAATAAATATAATTTCTAAAATTAAAAAAAATAGAACTACTTCAACCGAAACTAAAAACAAATAGAAAATTACGGATTCCTTGATATCATTTTCATAAAATTTTTTAAAAGATAAAATTATGATTAAACAAAAAGAAATAACTACTGGGCGCTGAATACTTTTAACAACATTTTTAAAATTATATCCAACATTTATTTTTTCATGCGGCATATAGGCTTTTTTTAACCCCAAAGCCAATCCAATACAAAAAAGAGATAGAAATACAAATAACAGCCCATCTGGAATAACTTGCTCAACTGCAAAAAATCTAACGAATGATGGATCCATAGATAGCAATTGAATTAGTTGGATCAATCCACCAACAGCTGTTGGGATAAATACTAAGAAAGTCCAATTATCTTTGTAGAAATCAAAAGATTTCCACCACGACCTTTGATCCTTATTGTTAAAATTTTCGATGCTAAACAT